TGCTGGGGGTTGGGATGATACCCGGTTATGCCTAAGAAGTTCATTCAGCGGCATAACAAGGCTCTGACGGAGATCGCATCCAAAACGATCTCCGTCTTGCCTTTTATAGACGATAACCCTGAAGCCAGGGCAGAGAGGATCAGGCGTACTACCGGATCAGGCTGGGACGCCTTCTCGTTCTTCTGCCATACCTATTTCCCGCACATCTTCCCGCTACCCTTTTGCCCAGCGCATGAGACCATGTTCGATGAGACTGACAAGGGCTCAGGCATCATCGCCATCACCGGATTTCGTGGGCTGGGCAAAACGGTACTCATGGGAGTGGTCTATCCCATCTGGATGATCATCCAGGGTGAACGCTACGTGATCCATACAGCCGCAGACATAGACCTGGCACAGGAACGCACAGCCTTCACCTTGCATGAGCTGCGGAACAACAAGCGGCTCACAATGGACTATCCTGAGCTGCAACCAGTGGATGCCTTTGATCTCGACTTCTATCTCAAGAACAAGGCGAGGATCAGAGCCAGAAGCATCAAGCAGAGTCATAGAGGCACCATCAATCCCAAGACCGCCAAGCGGCCCGGACTGATCGTCTGTGACGATATCGACAAAGAAGAAAACATGGGCAACCGGTCCATCGGCAAGAGACGCATGGAGAAGATCACCCAGGAGCTTGCCGGGGCTCTCTCACCCGAAGGGAATGGCAGGATCGTCTGGCTCGGTAACCTGGTGCATCCTAACTATGCGATCTGCCAGTTTCAGGAGCTTATCTTGGGCGAATTACGGGCTGATAACCCTGATCTGGATACGGGATGCCAGTCGGTTCTGAAAACGCATCAGAAAGCGATATTGCGTTTCTCACTTGAAGATATGCAGGGTAAATCCATCTGGGAGGAGCAATACCCCACTGCCACTCTGCCAAACCTGCGAGCCAAGTTCGGTCATACCGGCTATCAGAGAGAGATGCTTGGACACCCGGTAATTGAAGGGAACATCTTCAAGAACCACTGGTTCACCAGATACAAAACTCTGCCTGATCCATCGAAGATGAAGCGGGTCTGGCTCTATGCCGATCCTGCCTGGGGTGAGAAAGGCTGTTACAAAGCCATTATCTCCATAGGCTATGACGGCAACAGGTTCTATGTGATTCACGTCTGGATACGGCAGACAGAGAACACCAAGTTCTTCAGATATTACTATGATACCTATCAGGAACTTGATAGAACATATAGAGTCAAAGCCAGGGCAGCCTGTGAGACCACCTATGGCCAGGCACGTATCATGGCTGACTTCGATCGGTGGGCACAGGACAACCGTCTGCCGCCCATCAGTCACAGAATCAAGCGCATCGATAACAAGGACAACAAGAACCTCCGCATCGAGAGGACCGAGACCATCATCGAGACCGCCAAGTTGCTCTTTCCCGATGGACAGGATACTCCCACACTGATCAGTCAGTTCCTCACCTATCCGGATGGCTATATCGATGGCTGTGATGCCTTGGCTGGCTGTCTGGAACGGTTCTCGGAATACGATATCGGCAGGAACAGATTCAGGGTCAAGAGGTTCGTCTTCTGATGAACTATTACGATAGACTCATGTTGGAGTACTACAGGATACTCAACAATGCCTGGAAGGCTGAGATCAGGGATGCTGCCCGGCTGGCCATCCAGATGCTGAGTGATATGCCCAGGGCAGAGAAGTTCAACCAGAACTCCATTGATAAGCTTATGGGTATCATCAACACCCAGCTTGGAGATGACTTCGCAGCCCTGGTCAATGAGCCCACCAAGGCGATAATAGACCGCTGTGTGCGGCTTGGACTGAGGGACACCCAAGTGCAAGCCCCAACCAAGACCAGTATCGGGCTCTGGGGCATCGAAGATCAGCATCTCTCTTCCACCATCCAGAAGCAGCAGTTGTTCTGGATCGGTAATCACTTCGATGCAGACATAAGGCAGAACTTCACCGATGTCCTCTCCAAAGCCATAGAACAAGGCTACACCAAAGAAATGCTTGCTGATACCCTCAAAGATCAGTTCAATGACCTTGCCAACCGCTCTGCCCACTATTGGCAAGGACTGGCAGAGCATACCGCCCTGCGCATCAGGGAATTCGGAAGATTGCAGGGATACAAGAAAACCAAGGCCAAATACTACAAGCTCTTAGTAATCCTCGATGATCACACCAGTGATATCTGCCGGGCTCTGGCTGCCCAAGATAAGGTCTATCCTCTGAATGACGCATTGGAAGTGATGGATAAGCTCATGGCTCTGGATACCAAATCCAACAGCCTCGATGATGCCCGGGAATACATCAAAGCCCTCGCACCCTGGATCAAAGATGATCAAATCGAATACGACTCAGATATGAACCCGGTTGGTGTCTCCGGGGCACACACCCTATTTCCGCCATTTCATTGGAAGTGTAGGACGACTACTGTAATTATCTGACCCGTCAATAACCTTTAGAATGGTAGTAAATTTGCCTCATCTTTATTATTAGAAAGTGATCCAGCCAAGACATCTTCGATTTTATTGATAAATTCGATGATGCTACAGATTGTATCGACTATAAACAAGCTCTCAATCTTGTTCAGTAAGGGATTAGGGTGCGCAGCACTCTCATTATTCCTAACATAATTGAAATCATCAAACAATTTTACAATACTACCAATGATTTTACTCGACATATTGGATTCCAATAACTTATAATCATGCAACCACTTATTATACAGTCCAAATAATGAGTTTAGAGTGTTATTGCTTGAATATCTTATCCCATGCTTATCGCAGAGCTTTCTTCCGTAGTTAACCAGATAATTATGTAGTCGGTCTAGGGTTAACTCAGGTTTGTTACACTCTATGTTGTGTTTAATGTCCGCAATGATTGCATCTAGACTTTCATCAGCATCAATTGAACGTAAAGCATCGATATTCTTGACCAGCGAGATACCAGATAACTTGTTGTTTATGAGAACACACTCATCGTACAGAGATTGGTCAGAATCTGATTTATCATTTGTTTTATCCACCCAAATTTTTAGAAGCTCTCGATTGACTTTGGCAATCTGCATATCGTCAGCTTTTTCCCAAAAAGCTCTTAGGAGATTTGCCTTGGACAATGAATTATCTGCAATTGATCCATCATAAATGTCTATATCAACCGTAGAGATAAAAAAGTCTCGAAATGTTCTATTACTGAACCAAAGAACATACCCGCCTTCCATACCAAAGAGCTTTTCGAACTTTAGTCTGTCGGCATATTTAAAAGAAGACATAATTAGTTAAATTGCTCTTCAAAAGATTCGTAACTATTGGCTACGCAGAAAGTAACTGCACTACCTAGGGCTTCAAAATGCTTTTTGCCACAATCGATTTTTGCCTTTTCCGAGGATCGCAGAGCATCTAGGAATGTATCTCCTTTTGTTTCTACCACAAAGAATAAACGCAACCTCTCTTCATTATTTACCAATACAGCCCAGTCTGGGTTATACGTTCCCAAGGGAGTAGGCACTGTAAACCAAGAGGGTAGTTTCGTAAAAACTTTTACAGCGTCATTCAGCTCCAGCCTCTCAGCAAAGGGTTTTTCGATAGTTGAAGAATCATATACTACGTATTCATAAGGTGTTTTCTGAGATGCGAGCATGTTTTTTGATACATAGCCAAAGAGCTCCTCATTCTCAAACAACTCTTGAGCGTAGTAGTAGTCATCGCCGATGCGCTGATATTTGATGCCATCGACCAGTGCCAGTCTCTTGGTTTTGTTAATAGCTTCGACAGTGTATTCAATGAACTTTTGGGGATTTCGCTTGAAATCAATTAATCTATCACAATTAAGTAAAATCTTGGCTATGCTTCTTCTGGTTAAACTTGTCTTATCCTGCAATTCAGATAAAATGTCTGGTAAGGCTATGCTGCCCTCTTCAATGGCTTCTGGCAATGTTGTGGTTGTTAATACTGCGTCCACGCCCCCCTTATCAATCTCGATATTGGCTTTTTCCCAGCTTAATCTTGATCTCGTAATAGGGGGCATGTTCTTCACGGCTTCGGTGCAGTCTGTAATGAGTTTTGAATTATCAAAATGGACTCTGTAGGTAGTTTTGTATTTTATCCTCTCCCAGAGCTCATTGAATTCCGGACTGTATAACACTTCCTTCCTAACCTTGATTGCATTCCTTTCATCTGCATTCTTAACATCAAGTTTACCAGCAAGCTTACGTAAGATTTCTTTTATCTGCAGTTCTTGATCTTTGAAATCACCAGGTAGCTCAAGTGTACCATCTTTCAATGCCGTGCGCAATGTATCCTGAACCTTACCTTTATGATCAATGTAACCATTATCTTTTAGGTAAAACCAAACACTTTCAGAATTTGCAACTCCGAAAGGAGTAGGATTGCCGGAAGTATCAATAATGTGGAGTGCGGCAAACTGGTGTTTTTCCACTATCCCAAAGCGTATGCCGGTGTCTTGTTCGATTTCCTTCTGGAGATTCTCTGCAAATGATTCATATCCCTCATTTGCTATAACAGTGAGCGTGTTTACATCGAATCCTCTTACTCGTTCTCCTTCCTGATTTACACATAAGCGTAATCCTCTGCCAATTGTTTGTCTTCTTTGAAGCTCTGAGCCCATTTCTCTCAAAGCACAGATTTGGAATACATTGGGATTGTCCCATCCTTCCCGCAGTGCTGAGTGAGAAAAAATGAACTTCAATTTGGTATCGAAGCTTAGCAGCTTCTCTTTATCTTTCATTATCAGGTTATAGGCTCGCTCTGCATTATCTCTATTTGTCTGATTGTTTTCCTCTGTATCTGTCCAGCCACCCTTTTTATCTATGGAGAAATAGCCATTATGGACTTCCTCTGCCAGGCTTTCGGTATCTATATCCCTAAAGATTGTGTTGTACTCCTCTCGTTTAATCAATCTGGAATATTCTTCTTCAAATATTTTAGCATATTCGCCCTTAATAGGTTTGCCATTGGCATCGTAACTCCGATATTTTTCAACCCTATCGATGAAAAACAGGCTTAAAACTTTTATGCCTTTGTCCTCATTCTTGAACCTGAGTTCTTTATCCAAATGCTCTTTGATCGTTCGTCTGATCATCAATCTTGCCAGAGAATCGTCATCTACTCCACCATAACTTTCTCCTAGCCTAAGGTTTTTGTCTAAACCTGGAAATCTGATCTCGACAAACTCTGATCCTTTACGGCAATTGATTTCACCTATCGAGCAGTTCTCATAAATGTTCCTATTTGTAACCATCATTAGGTTATCCCCGTCCTGAATCGGAATCTCTCTGCGGATAACGTGTTGTCCCTGTTGAATATCCAATTCCACTTTTGCTTGAATCACATTACGCTTGTTTGTTACAGATAGTACTTTAATATATGGCTTGTTATGGTCTCCAACTATTCTAGCCGAAGCTACTTCGATCTGCTTTACCAGTTTCTGCTGATAGGCATCCACAGCATCCAGGCGATATAACATATGGTGTTTCGCAACATGGGTGGCTGAATATCTTAATGTGCAAAGGGGATTCATGGCTGCGAGTGCTTCTTTGCCCCTGCCCTCTAAGCCTCCGTCAACGCTCTGGGGTTCATCGACGATTATTATCGGTCTTGTTTGCCTGATAAGGTCAATAGGCTTCTCGCCATTGATTTTCTCTGTTTCCTTGTAAAGATTGTTGACGTCTTTTTTATTAATTGCCCCGACAGTAACCACCATGATTTGGATCGAACTGCTGGTGGCAAAGTTACGCACCTGTCCTAGTTTGCTGGAATCATAGAGGAAATATTCATAAGGTTCATTCGCATACAAAGACCGAAAATGTTCCTGGGTTATCTGTAATGACTTATACACGCCTTCTTTGATGGCAATTGACGGCACCACAATCACGAACTTGTTAAATCCAAACCGTTTGTTGAGTTCCAGAATTGTTCGTAGATACACATAGGTTTTTCCTGTACCGGTTTCCATTTCCACTGTGAAATCCATCGATTGAAGGGTTTCATCAGGTCTCAGACCGTTGCGAAGTTGGACATCCTTTAGATTTGCCAGGATTTCGTCTTCCAATAATGCAAGCTTATTGCCAATACCCATGGCTTCTGATTCAAGTAGATAGTCCGTCTGTTCTTCTGTCGGTATTGACACAGTAAAGACCGATCGACAGCTTTCCTGGCCTTTGAATAGGTCGCATACTGCTTCTATTGCGTCAAGCTGGAACTGCAGATTTGGTTCAAAACGTAGTTTCATGCTTCACCTACAAACTGCGGATGTTGCTAAAACCATACTGATTAAAGATGGCTGTTATATTCGTTTTTACTACATCGTTTTCAAAGGCGGAGTCACGAAAAACAATCACCGACTCCGTTTCAGGACTCTGTTCTTTAATCCATTCAATCATACCTTGCGCCAGCGGTTCAACTTCATCGCTGGATATGCTTGTTGATAAGCAAACCAGCAGAACCCCAAAGCCAATATTATATACTATTTTTTGGCATATCTCCTTACTATCGATCTGAGCCGATAGATCTAAACCCAATTTGAGTAACAATTCGAAAAGTATATCCTGCTCAGACCTATCTTGTTTAACACAAGTGGTGTATTTATCTATGGTTTCCTCAAGATCTAATTCAGACGGGTTCCAAGGTTTGATATTTGTTGAATCTAAATAAAATACCCTAAAGCCAAGATCACCTGTAAATTCCTTATTCTCATTTTTAATTAAGCGTGAAGATCTTCTTATTCTTTCTTTAGTCAGTTCACTAATCTTACACGGTTTATTTAACCTTGCACAGTATTCAGCAGCTGTTTTTTGATCTTTGTCATTAACATCAAGCAATTCGGGAAGTTGGACAAGAATATATCTTCTGCTTCCATTATCAAGTGCGTTTTGTTCCATCACAGCATGTCCAGTAGTTCCTATACCTGCAAAAAAATCCAGCACAATATCATTAGTTGATGTAGTGATTGATATTATTTTTATCATAAGATCAAGACTCTTGGGGTTAAGAAAGACTTTTTCTCCCATTAATCTAACTAACATTTCAGTGTTCTTTTGTGCATCAAACAAACCTAATGATGATTTAATTGGGATGTAAGGAGAGTCGAACTCAGAGAAAAACTCTTTCATTCTCACTTGTCCTTCAACTGATTTAGGGAATATTAACCGATTTTCTGCGATTAATCTTTCTATTTCTGATTTCGAGAATGCCCAGGTATCAGTATATTCATAATCAGTTAAAGGATCTTTTATAGTGAAAGCAGTTGATTTATCTTTTACAGTGCTTTTAAGATTGGTGTTACGCCAAGGACCTCTGGGATCATTGTCAGGATTGCTAAATCCATTCTGACTTCTTAAGGTACCTATGAACTTGAACTCGGATGACTTTGCATAACAAAGAATATACTCATGAACGCCAACTACCATGTTTACAGGTGGAACCCCTTTTGGAGCTGCTTTTTTATCGTAAACAAGACACTCAACGAAATTCTCTTCTCCAAATATATCATTACATATTGCGAGTAAATTTGCTATTTCATTCTCGTCTATACTAATAAGTATTGCGCCATCATTTCTCAGAAGATTTCGTGCTAAAACCAACCTTGGATACATCATATTCAACCATTGTGTGTGAAATCTTCCACTATTCTCTGTATTACTTGATAACTTCAGTGCGCCATCAGATTGTGAAGTTATCTCTAAGTAGTTTTTAATATTATCTTTGAAGTTGTCAGTATAAACAAAATCGAAACCAGTGTTATACGGGGGATCAATATAGATGAGCTTTATCTTTCCATGCATGCTCTTTTGCAGAAGTTTTAGAACCTCAAGATTATCTCCTTCTATAATGACGTTTTGAGTATTATTCCAATCAATGCTATCTTCATAACGAGGCCTTAATGTACCCAAACTTGGTGTAAGAGAGAATTGACGTGCTTTCTTTTTTCCAAACCAGTTTAAACCGTATTTCTCATCGTTGCATTCGATGTACTCACCTAGAAGCTGTTTCAATACATCGAAATCAATCTTACCCTCTGTAAATGCTCCAGGAAAGAGTTGTTTCAACTGCTCTATGTTTTTAGCTATCAGGTCTTCGCTTTTACCGAAGTTTTCATCGAGTCTTTCCATGTTTAAATCCTCATTATAGTTTCTTTATACATTCTTGGTATTGATGCTTTAGTTTGTTGATTTTGGTGTTTAGTTCGACTTTTTTATTCATCTGGGTTTCTTTTTTTATGACTGATCGTATGCTGTTTATCTCACCTTGCAGGGCAAGACATTTCTCCAGAAGTTCTTTTCTTTCCTGTGTGTTGTTGTGTTTAATCAGAAATTTGCCAGTATGCCTGGAGCAGGCCAAAGCCACAAAAGAAGCCTCCCATCCGCTGTAAAGGTCAAAGAAGTTCAAGTATGTCTTTGCGTTAATCGCCAAGCTTATTATAAAAGCGAGTTCCATAGATAGTATCGAATCGAGTTTTATCCATCCGCTGTTTAGCACTTCTTTTACTACAATAACTCCTTTCTCCGCCATGCTGAATCGTTTGGGAGCGATGCTGAACAAAACAGTCTCTTGAAATCTGCAAATTAACAGAAGTGGATAGGGTATTGCCCGATGGATCAGATCAATAATCCTCTCCGCAGTCCCTGTCTGCTTAAGGTTGATTAGCAGAATTGATATTTCAGTGTACTCCCTTTGTTTGTCAACATAGACTTTCAGGCTTGTGTTGTCTTGCTTTAAAGCATAAATCCAGGTTACAGCATCAAGGTGTTCTTGGAAAGCCTTCTTATCAGCTGAAAGTAGTTTGGCGTTTTTATAGAATAGCTTTTTATGCACTTTCTTGCCTACATAACAATTCGCAGGTATTTTAAGACTCTCAATGCATGCTTCAAATGTTAGTGCGTAAGCAGGATTCATCGTGGGAATTGCTATACTATGACCAGATAGGTCACTACTTCAAAGTCAGTGACACCTTTGATACCATTGTTTGCCGGGAGTGTGCCGCCTCTGTGAAAAAGACTTTCCACACCTTGTTCTTCCGAAGCCCCGGAGATCGCGGCAATAGCCTTTCCTAATAAGGTCTTGTAATGCCCCATGTCTTTTCCATTGTTGGTTTTTTGATTGAAAATTCGCAGAGCTTCAGGATCAGCTTGTTGTCTACCCAAAGTAAGACTTCTGAATGCATCCATGACTTGTTTTACTTGATTAACCTCATATTTCAGCTTGCCTGAGTCAGTGACGTAAACAAGATAATACGGTTCCATCGCAAACATGCTGGCATTAGTAGGCGAAAAGTTATCAGCTTTCAGACAGAAGATCACACCCGGTTCAATATTCTCACGGATTAAATCGTCCATTCTTGCTACAGCCATTACACCTAGGTGGCTGGTTCTTAGAGCATTGTCTCCTTGTTTGGAAAATTCAACTAGGTCGGTGCGGAATTCATTGAATGTCATGTCAGTGATCGAAATGCTGCCATCCAAATCTTCCAGATCAAGAACTTGGTGTTGGAGTTGCTCCAATTGTTTTCGCCGATACTCAAGGTCATTCATTTTCCCCGAATCTGTGTATTCTATGATATTCTCTTCCCCTGTTGCTGAGATATCTAAAAGCACCATTCTACCTGAAACACGTGATTCGAGATTAATGTATTCCTCAAGCTCCATGTTTGGCCAGAAGTTCACTAACTGGATAACCTTGTTGCTGGAACCCAATCGATCAATTCTGCCGAATCTTTGAATGATACGAACCGGATTCCAATGTATATCATAGTTGACAATGTAGTCACAATCCTGGAGGTTCTGGCCTTCAGAAATACAATCAGTGCCAATCAGCAGGTCGATTTCGTCCTTTAATCCAGGCGCTATTTTATCACGTTCTTTGGATACTGGTGAGAAGTTAGTCAGGATTGTGCATAAGTCTTTTCTAATCTTGGGAATAGTCGTTTTGTTTTCATCGCTTCCTGTTACAAGTGCAGAGTGAATCTTATGCTTTTTGAAAGCCCATTCTGCCAAGTTAGAATATAGATAAGAGGCAGTATCTGCAAACGCAGTAAAGATCAGAACTTTCCGATTTGAATCGTTAATTGGATTGCTTATCTTGTCAGATATTAGCTTCTTTAGTTCATGAAGCTTAGCATCCCGTCCTGCTACAACCATCCTGGATACCCTAAGAAGCTTTGTTAGTCTTGACTCGTCTTCCTGTAGCTCCTGTTTCCACTTGATCTTATCTACATCCTTAATCAAGACCTTAATCTTGTTTCCAATTAGATATGGAGTAAACTCCTCAGATTCAATTTCTATATTTTCAATATCGAGTTCTTCTACTTCAGAGTCTTCATATTTACCAATTTTTTCCAGTATAATACGTACAGAATTTAATAAGTTCTCCACTGTTATTGTAAACGCATATATAGAGCTTTCCATCCGTTTGAAAAGATTAACCCGCATCAAGTGGATTAAGCTTTCTTCACGGTCAATTTGTCGGAAAACAGAACCTTGGGATAGCTGTAAGTCATACTTCCGCTGATAAACATCTAGTTTGCTGGGTAACACATACTTTAAGGGAGCATAGGCGCTAAGGTGTAGCTTGCGGATATCCCGGTTAATCTCTCTTAGGGTTGGAAACTCACCGTCTATATCAATATCAGCCTTTATATTTATTGGTGCTAGCCTCTCAGGAAATTTTCCTAGTTCACTATCATTATAGTATTTGGTTATATGCTTACGAGACCGGGCTATTGTCAATGTATCCAGGAGTTTGAAATAGTCATAGTTTAAAGTGCTAAGTAGGGATTGGGTGGTACGCTTCATGTCATCCAAGCGTAGCCAAGCATTAAACTTGGTTTGGGCTTGTTTCAAAGTTTGCTCGATGCTTGCTATTCCCACGTCATGCAGGGCATCATCCAATCCCGCATTAATGAAGGCTACCTGGTTCTTCAAATCGTTCATTCTGCTATTAACCGGAGTAGCAGACAACATCAGCACTTTTGTTTTAACTCCAGATTGAATAATCTCTTTCATTAGTCTAGAGTATCTGGTGAGGCCATTTCTACGAGGAGGATTGTTTCTGAAGTTGTGAGATTCATCTATAACCACTAAGTCATAATTGCCCCAGTTAATTGTTTCAAGATTAATCTCACCAGAATATCCCTTGGTTCTTGTAAGATCGGAAAAACACAAGACATCGTAGTTAAAGCGATCAGCTAATAATATATTTCTTTTATCGTTAATGGTATAGATAGTCCAGTTGTCCTTTAACTTCTTGGAGCACAGGACTAGGACCCGATCGTTTCGTAGTTCATAATACTTGATGACAGCCAGCGCTTCAAAGGTTTTCCCCAAACCAACACTATCAGCTATTATGCAACCATTGTACCGTTCAATTTTATCAATTGCTCCAATCACCCCATCACTTTGGAATTTATATAGCTTTTTCCAAATGTCCTTGTTTTTAATCCCCGTTTTTGATTTGATTATCCGGTCTTCGTCAAAGTCACCATGAGTTTTTTCAAATAGAGCAGAGAGCGTCACGAAGTAGGGTATGGTTGGGGGGTAATCCCAATACAACTTTTGCAATTCTTTGAGAAAAACAGGCTTATATTCATAGGAACTACTCTTATTTTGCCATAAGCTTTCAAACCATTCAAGTAATGGATAGGTTTCATCATCCTGTTCGTAAAGTGCGTTTAGCATGAACGATCCTGGAGCAACAAACCCCATTCCCTCAGCAGTTAACGTGGAACTCCCGTGAATGGCTAATGATCTTCCCCCTGGGTTATTCACGTGGTACAGGTTCTGATTTATAGGTAAATGTGATGCCTTGATCTCACAATGATCTAGTACCCATTTGTACAATTCATTAGCTGTTTGCCTAATCCCAAGTGTATTTCTGAATTGTCGTTCTGAAGGGATATCAGCCATGCACTTTGCGAAGTTATCCTTAGTGTCTGGCAACAGAATCCTTACTTTTGATACTTTCCGCCACGATTTTGATAACTCCGATAACAAAAACACGGATATCTGGCTACAGACCATTGATATAGAGGAGTCTGTAGTAGCTCCTCGCAGTAGGATTTCCCCAATCCTCTCCCCCGACCTGTTATCGAGTACTTTCACCAAATGCCTCTATAATTCGTATTATTATCCTATGGGAAACCATCCATCCCCCTAGTATTTTTACTTTCGATCATGTGATAGCTTTAGCGTTATTTTGTCAACCCAAAAATCGTTGGCATCCTTGCTCATCCTGATTTGTCAGCATACAGGAGGGTGATATTTTGGCTCCGGATCGATGATAACATCTGGAACAAGGAGCAAGTATGACCGAAGCGTTGATGAACCGAATCAAAGCTCAGTTAGTCAGACATGAGGGACTGAGGCTGAAGCCATACCGCTGTACCGCAGGTAAGCTGACCATCGGCATTGGCCGCAATCTCGATGACCGGGGTATCTCTCGTAAAGAAGCCTACGCTATGTTAGAACGGGATATCCAGGACTGCGAGCAGTGGCTGATCGATAAGATACCCGAGATTTACAACAACCTTGATGAAGTTCGCCAGTCAGTTCTGCTGAACATGTGCTTCAACTTGGGGATCAAGGGGCTCTTGGAGTTCAAGAACACTCTGGCTTTCGTGAAGGCTGGGGACTGGGAACGGGCTGCGAATGGCATGCTTGCCTCCAAGTGGGCTAAGCAAGTGGGTATGAGAGCCATTGAACTCTCCGAGTTGATGAGGAAGGGCCAGTGATACCCATTCCGGTTGAGACGGATGCCATGCTCTCCATCCTCAATCTGCCCAAGGAGATGTCCAACAATGGCATCTTCAGGGAGCATCAGGGCCTGGTGATGGAGATGATCCGTTCAATCGTGCTGCAGCAGTTTTATGAGCATGCAACTAACGATGATCTGCCTGAAGATGATCCCCTGCTGATCTCTTTTCGTTTTGGGTTCTGCTTCCTGATGCTGCACAGCACTTGCGAATTTCTCAACTTGAAGACCCTGGGCGAGGGAATAGTCAAGACCGTAGGATTAGACCAGTCTGCCACCGAACTGCTCACAGGGAGCGAAATAGACGCCTTCAAAGCCAACCTTGAGCTGAGAGCGCTTACCGTCTTGAGTTCTTATCTCAATCAAACTGGCTTGGAACGCCTGAACGAACTCAAGCCCAGACAGCCCCGTGCTATCCGAGTGGGAGTGATCTGAAATGAATAGCACGCAGATAACGCAGATCGAACGGATTTACGCAGATTTATGTATTTTAATGGCCTTCTACCGGAGTTGCCATGCCTGAGCAGAACTCCAATACCCTTGATGAGATCATGGTTGAAGTTTATCGGGCTATCTATTCCGCCCTGGAGAGCCGTTTGCATCTGATCGGTTCGGTAATCGATGCCGAGTCCCGCAGGGAGATTCTGGCACAACAGATCTACGACAAGGGCGACTTCTACGGCAATACGGGTTATCTGGTCGAGACCAGTCCTTCCGCTATGATCCTCAGGGTAGGTTCCAATGTGAAACACGAGCCTTTCGTTTTGGGCGGTAAAGTGCCTTCCTGGACTCCGATCGCCCCGCTGATCGCCTGGGTCGAACGCAAGCACCTGTCCTGGACTGATAAAGAGACGGGGAAAGCTCTGACCGTAGCTGAGATCGCCTATCTCATCCGGGGTAAGATCAAGCGGGAAGGCATCGCTGCCCGAAATGTGTTCGCTTCTGTGATCGCCAACCGGGAGCAGTGGATCTACCAGCAGTTGAACGATATCGAGGTGAGCCTGTGACCCCGCTGGAGAAGTACCAGGACGAACGCAAGCGCATCACTGAAGCTCTGAAGCTGGCAGGCGTGGTTGAAACCCTCTACAACAAGGACAATATCCCCAAGAAGCTTCCCTGCGCCATCCTGATCCTCGATTCCGAGACAGGCAAGAATGGCACCTCCCGGCAGTATGTGGATACCGATATCGCCTGGACAGTCTTCCTGATCGTCAATGCCCAGAACGCCACCGATCCCGATTCTGATCTTTACTTGCTCAAAGAGAAGTTCCGATCTTCCTACCTCAAGCTGATGAACCGGGACCTGCCCAGTATTGAGTATTATACCAGCCGGATAGACGGAACCCGTCTGGTACGCATCGCCAAGATCGACCTGCTGAAAAGCGGCAGCGGAGCAGGATCATGAGAGTGATGCGGATCGGTGCCCATAACCTGGCGATCAGTTCAGCGAGTGATCTCCTGGAGAGCAAGTACAAGCCCGAACCTGTTGATCTATCCAAGTATCAGCGGATCGGCAAGCAGTTGGTGTCCAAGGCAGCCGAGACCAGGAAAGTGGTCTCACAGCCCTATTCGATGGGCAAGCTACTCAACCTCCTGGATACCGATGAGTACCACTCCGGCTGTATCGATGCCCTGACCATGGCAACCATCATGCAGTTTGAATGCAGCAACAGCCAGGTCAAGGCCTGGATGGAAGAGGCTGAGTTTCCCGCCTGCGAAGACCAGAGCTCCATCCTGGCGGAACTGATGAGGTTCTATTTGGCCTGCGGCAACGGTTTCCTGATCAAGATGCGTAACGCCCAAGGCCAGTGGACGGGACTGGAGCGCATGCTGCCTTCCGAAGTGCAGATCGTGGAGAACTATGACGGGTTCGGCTTCTTCAAGCCCAACTACATCCAGATTAAGAACAACAGGAAGAAAGACTTTGCCTACGAGGACATCATCCACGTAAAGAAGTCCACCCACAGATCCAATGCCTGGGGCCTGGCCTGCCTGCCTATCGCCATCAACATCGAGATCTTGGGCGAGATCAAGACCTTCGACTACAACAACTTCAGGAACGGCCTGATGATCGACTATTTCGTGATCGTGGAGGGCGGAACGCTGAGAGACGGAACCGTTACTGATGAGCAGGGCAATGAAGTGCTTACCGATGCCTATACCGAGATCGAGAAATCGCTCACTGAAGTCAAAGGCAATGCCAGGAGCCACTCCACTGTCCTGATCGAAAGTGAAAGCCGGGACGTGAAGATACGCCTTGAGCCTCTCCGTCAGCAGGACCGGGAAGGCGGCTTCTTAGGGCTCAAGAAAGACCTCAGGGAAGGTATCCTCGCCTATCACCGGGTACCTGCCAGGATCGTTTCCCAGCTTATCCCTGGGCAGTTAGGCGGCGATAACCGCAGCGATATGCTGATGTTCTACCACTTCGTAGTCAAACCGCTACAGAACCGCCTGGCGCTAACCCTGGCAATAGAGTTCAACTATGAGTTCGGTTGGAACGTGAAACCAGATGATTTCAACTTTGGCAACCTGACCGAGGTACTGCAGAGTGACGATGAAAAGCTCTTCATGCAGAACCGGAACCTGTAGGTTTTGGGTCTTAAACAATGCACAACTACATAACTGACAAACAACTAAACAACAATACCAAAGGAGGTAGCGTGAATCGTAAACGCACCATTCTCAAGGGAGAACTCCGCAACGTGGAAGTAGAGTTAGTCTCGCTCCTCTTCGATGAGATGACTCCCGCCAATCAGAAGGGTTTTGTGGTCAAGAACGCTTCGGGACGGAGCTTCGAACACAAGATCAACTCCACCAAGTTCAAGAGTGAGACGTCAGGAACCCAGGGACGGCTCTTTGTCACCCTGATGGAGCCCAACATCCACGATTCCCAAGGTGATTACTACACCCGGGAAGAGATTCAGAAAGCCTGTGACCACTTTGCCAAGCATGGCTTGGTCGGCAAGTGTGACGTCAATCACAACATGCAACCCGTACCGGAGTTCACCGTGGTCGAGAACTACATCCTCAAGACATCTGACCGGGAACACTTCCCCGATACCAAGGTGGGAGCCTGGGTCCAGGTGCTGAAGTGTGAAGACCTCAACTCTGAACTCTGGCAGAAGATTGAGAAAGGCGAGTTCAATGGTGTCTCCATCTATGGCCGGGCCGATGACTACCGTAATGCGGAAGCCAGCCTTGCCGGGATCAAGGACGAACTCAATAGCCTCCGCAAGGTAGCCGAGCATAACAACAACACCGAGCTGCAGAAGGGAATCGACAACATCACCAGCCGCATCTCGGAACTCGAAAAAAGCAGTGGTTCGGTTTTGGTCTCAGACGCAGTAAAGAGCATCGAGAAGAGCCTCAAAGACCTCTCCACCACCATGAGCAAGGCCATCTCCAAGAGCATATCCGGAGAGCCCGATGCCAACCAGTCCAATGTGGACAAAGAGCTTACCATCGATGGCAACAAGATCGTGGTCAAGGCCTCGCATCGTGAGATCTACAAAGGCATCTCAGACGTGGACTCCGGCAAGGCCATGAACATCCTCAATCCCAACACCACCTCGCTGTTCATCGATGAGGTGATCGGATCACAGCCGGGGGATACCCTCTCCGATATCTCGGTGCTGCCGCTGCTCAAAGACGAGAAGATCGACGTCGGCCTGATCGATGACCTGGTCTTCAAGAACTCCCTCGATGGCGCTCTGACGGCTCAGAACGTGGGCACCGCCGACCTCTCCGTACCCACCGGTATCCTCAATGCCGAGTTCACCTTAGGCAGGGATGTGGTTGAGTTCTACAAGGACAAGTACGGCGAAGATGCCTTCGGAGCCTATGTGGAGAACCACATTGCCAAGAAGACCGAGAAAGCCATCCGCCTGCTGCTGTTCAGGGGTGACCGGGCTTCCACCACCCCCAAGCTCAAGGCTTTGGACGGAGTGATCAAGCTCGCCACCGCTGCCTCCGACGTCAGCAACCTCTCCAAGGCCACCTATCCCGACTGGGCAAAGCGCTTTGAAGCGGCTCTATTGGCTTTCTCTGACGAGATGTTGGAAGAGCAGGAGAACTTCAAGTTCTACGTCAGCCACAAAGACCTGATCCGTATCCGGGCTGAACTCGCCAAGCGTGAGACCGGAGCCGGAGACAGACTGCTGCTGGAAGGCGGCCAGGTATCCTTCGCGGGTATCCCCGTCAAACCACGTCTCATGCCTGATGAGTACATCATCGGCGGCCTGCCCAAGTTCATCATTGTCGGCTATCGCACCGATGCCGAGTTGAAGGTCGAACATCATGGAGCGGACTGGAAGTACCACTGGTACATCCG